TATATTGCACCTTTTGGTAAGAGATGAAAAAACTTGGCTAAGTATGGCTGAGGAAATAAGTAGCAACAGTAAAATACCAGCAAAAGATTTATTACACGACTTTTATATTGCTTTACATAGCAAAATTGATAGTAAAAAAGTAAAAATTAACGATATTCTATATAACGATTCTTTAAATAAAGCGTTTATATATAAGATGATGCATAATATTTTTATTGATACAATAAGAGTTGATAAAGATTTACTAATAGATAAAGACCTTAAAAACATTATAGAAGCAGACAATACAAAGTATGTAGACATAGAGAAAGTAGTAGATGATATAGTAAATGAATTCTATTGGTTTGATAGAAAGTTATTTAATTTATATAGAAAGAAATTCCATAGCATAAGAAAACTATCCGCAGCAACTAATATATCACACGTAGTTGTATGGAGAACTATAAACAATTGTATTAAAGAAATTAAAAAAAAAATTAATGAAGAGTAAAGGACTTGGCGATACAGTAGAAAAGATAACAAAAGCCACAGGCATAAAACAAGCTACTGATTGGATATTTGATAAACTTGGAAAAGATTGTGGGTGTTCTGATAGAAAGAGAAAGCTCAATTCTATGTTTCCTTACAAAAATGTAGAATGTTTAAACGAAGATGAATATGTATATCTTAAAGGTTTCTTTAACCAGCAAAAGAATGTAGTAAATGCAAACGAACAAAAAGGATTGCTAACAATACACAATAGAGTATTTAACACCAACAAACAAAGCTCAAGTTGTGGTAGTTGCGTTAAAGGTTTAGTTGATACAATGAGGAGATTATATAATGAATATGAATACGAAAGAGAAAGCAAAAGCAATTGAAAGAAAGCTAATTGTATTTTTAAATAAATACAGAACAAATACAGAACAGAAAAATGAGCAAAGCAGATTTAATACCATTCAAAAAAGGACAGTCAGGAAATCCTAATGGTAGGCCTAAAGGTAGTAAGAACAGAAGCACAATATTAAAAGAAATAGCAGAGCTTAGAACAAAAGGCATACATCCAGTTACTGGTGAAGAAGTATGGATGACTAATGAATATAGAATGGCTATGGCAGTAATAGAAAAGGTTATTGAAAAAGGAGACCATCAAGCACTTAATATGGTATTAGATAGTATCTATGGTAAGCAGAAAGATTCAGTTGATATACATACATCAGAAGAAGTAAACCACGATTTCAGAAACATCATTGCAAGGATTAAAGCTCAATAAAAAGTATTTAGTATTTAATGAATCACTTTCACGTTACTTTATTGTAACTGGTGGTAGAGGTTCTGGTAAATCATTTGCTATAAACTCTGTACTATTACTATTAACCTATCAAGCTGGACACACAATATTATTTACACGTTACACGCTAAGAGCTGCTGGTATATCAATCATACCTGAATTTATAGAAAAGTTAGAACTGCTTGGAGTTATCGACCAGTTTAAAATAACAAAGGATGAAATAATAAATAAAGGCAATGGTAGTAAGATAATATTTAGAGGTATTAAAACAAGCTCAGGTGACCAGACAGCAAATCTTAAATCATTACAAGGTATTACTACTTGGGTAATGGATGAAGCAGAAGAACTTAATGATGAAGATATATTTGATAAGATTGATTTATCTGTTCGTAATAAAATACAAGAGAATAGAGTTATATTAATATTAAATCCAACAACCAAAGAACATTTCATTTATAAGAGATGGTTTGAAGATAGAGGTGTTTCTGCTGGTAGTAATATAACTAAAGAAGATACTACCTACATACACACTACATATTTAGATAACATAGATAACCTCTCAGAAAGTTATATTAAGCAGATTGAAACAATGAAGGTTAGAAGGCCAAATAGATACAAGCATACAATTGAAGGTGCTTGGCTGGATAAAGCTGAGGGTGTTATATTTACTGATTGGAGTATTGGAGAATTTAAACAAGTAGGTAAAGTTGTTTATGGCCAAGATTATGGTTTTAGCAATGACCCAAGCACATTAGTTAAAACAAGCATAGATAAAGAAAATAAAGTTATCTATATACAACTATGCTTCTATCAAACTAAATTAACTACAAGCGAGATATTACAACTAAATAAAAAGTTTGCAGCAGATAATTTAATAGTAGGTGATTCAGCAGAACCAAGATTAATAACAGAACTAAGCAGAGATTGTAATGTTGTGCCAGCTATCAAAGGACAAGGTAGTATTACATTTGGTATTAGTTTACTACAAGATTATGATTTAGTAATAACTGAAGATAGTACAGAATTAATTAAAGAGTTAAATAACTATTGTTGGTTGGAGAAGAAATCACAAACACCAGTAGATAATTTTAATCACGCTATTGATGCGCTGAGGTATGCAGTTAGCTATCAATTACAGAATCCAAACTTAGGAGAATATCACATTTATTAAATATTATGAAACTATATAAAGGAGATTGCTTAGAAGTAATGAAAACAATACAGAACAAAAGTATTGACGCTATAATAACAGACCCTCCTTATGGAACTACAGCTTGCAAATGGGATAGTGTTATAGACTTTAATTTGATGTGGGAACAACTAAATAGAATTATAAAGCCTAATGGTGCTATTGTATTGTTTGGTAGTGAGCCTTTTAGTTCTGCTTTAAGAATGAGTAATATTAAAAATTACAAGTATGATTGGATTTGGAATAAGACACAAAGTACAAGTTTTGGTCTTGCTAAAAAACAACCTATGAGAACTTATGAAAACATATTAGTTTTTTATAAAAAACAATGTATATATAACCCACAAATGACACCTAAAGAACGTATTATCGATGATAGAAAATGGGTAAGTGATGGCAAAAGTGTAAACGGTAATTTTTCATCTAAGAAAAAGCATAAGTTTATAAGAACCGAAAATTACCCTAAAAATATTATAAATATTAATTCCACAAGTAAAGAATGTAATAATTTACATAGATTGCACCCAACACAAAAACCCATATTATTAATGGAATACTTAATAAAAACATACACCAACGAGAATGAAACAGTTTTAGATTTTACAATGGGTAGTGGTTCAACTGGTGTAGCTTGTAAGAATACAAATAGAAACTTTATAGGCATAGAACAAGATGAAAACTATTTTAAAATAGCTAAACAAAGAATAAAAGAAACAGAATATAAATTGTTTTAATTATAGCCCCGCTTAAGCCACCCTCAAGCATTTAGATAAGATAAGAAAAGATAAGATATATAAGAGAAATTTTTATTATATTTGATTGTAATTTAAAAATAACTTTCTGAATACGTTTAGTAAAGTCTTGATTTAAAATTTATGTTTTGGTTAAAGTAGGTAGTCGGCAAAAGAGCGTTACCTACTTTTTTTTATATTTGTATATAACGATTCACTAATTTAAACGTTTGTATATAAATGAAACTAACTATTAACATACCAGAAACTCTTAATGAGGTTACTTTAAAGCAATACCAAAAGTGGTTAAAGATTGCTGAGGGTAAAGAGCTGGATTCGTTTCTACAACAGAAGATGGTAGAGATATTTTGTAATATACCACTTAAGCAAGTATTACAAATAAAAGCTACTGATATAAACAACATCTGCGAAGAACTATCAAAACTATTTAATAACGAACCTAAGTTTATAGATAGGTTTACTTTAAATGATAAAGAGTTTGGATTTATACCAAAGCTGGATGATATATCATTTGGTGAGTATGTAGATTTAGATACTTACCTTGCAGATTGGGATTTAATGAATAAAGCAATAGGTGTTTTATATAGGCCAATAACCTACAAGAAGAAGCAGCAGTATTTAATAGAAGAATATGAAAGTGCTGAAAAGTACGATATGACAGAAGTAACTTTAGATATTGTATTTGGTGCTATTGTTTTTTTTTACAGTTTAAAGAACGAATTACAGAAAACTATCCTGAATTATTTAGCAACACAGAAGGAGGTAGAGCTTCCTCAGCATCTGCGGGATTCTCTGCAAAATGGGGCTGGTATCAATCTATCTACGGACTTACTAATGGAGACATTCTCAAATACAATCAAATTACCAAATCAAAACTACACACCTGTTTAATGCACTTAGCATTTGAAAAAGATAAATATGAATTAGAACAACAAATATTAAAAAGAAGCCAACGATGACAAAGGATGATATATTAGAAGAATTAACAGAACGCAATTTATTGATTGAGAATGAACACATAATTTTAGTTGATGGCTTTGAAGAAGCGTTTATAGGTATTACAGCAAACAATCCAATACAAGCAATATATGATTATTGGATATGTTTAGATTTATTAATACAACGTGATAAAATGGATTTTGATAATGCTATTGATGACTTAGATGAATTTATTAATCAAGATTTAGGTGAACACACACCACGATATATAAAAATAGTATGAACAGTTTTTACAATATAATAGATAAAATAAAAGAAGTAATTGTTGCAGAACCATTTAACAATGAAATAACATTTGGTGATATTGCTGATATTGATTTAAAGAAACAGAGCTTGTTTCCGTTGTCGCACGTAATGGTAAATAACAGCACAATAAACAACAATTATATTACATTTAATATTACTATCTTCTTTATGGATTTAGTAGATATTAGCAATGAGCAAGTGACAGATTTATATAGAGGCAACGACAACAGGCAAGATATATTAAATACTCAGTTAGCATTAGCAACAAGAGTTATTAGAGTTTTACAAAAGAGTGATTTATATAAAGATAAGTTTGAGCTAATTAATCCAGCTACTTGTGAACCATTTACAGAGCGTTTCGACAATATGCTTTGTGGTTGGGCAGTTACTTTTGATTGTGGTACTAATGATGAAATGACTTACTGCTAATGAGTGAATTTAAAAAGGCATTAGAGAAATACGCTAAGTACGTTATACAGCAATCAAGAAGCAACCTAACTAAAAAGAAAAACAACGCTTCTAAGCAACTATATAACAGTTTAGAGTATAAAATACAAGGAGATAAGATTTCGTTTCTTAGTGAAGATTATGGCCAGTTTATAGATAAAGGTGTTAAAGGTTCTAAATCTACATATTCAGAAAGCTCTGCAAGTCCATTTAAATATACTACTAAACAACCACCAAGCAAAGTATTTGATAAGTGGAGCATTAGAAAAGGTATTGCACCAAGAGATAGTAAAGGTAGGTTTGTAAGTAGGCAATCACTAAATTTCTTAATTGCAAGAAGTATTAAAAACAAAGGTATTAGAGCAACATTATTTTTTACTAAACCGTTTGAACGTGGTTTAGATTTATACGGAGATGAAATAGTTGCTGGTTATTTAGAAGATAAATTAGATTTACAATGAGTACAATAATTAGAACAAGAAGCCCATTTTTCATAAGAACACCACAAGAAGCAGATGCTAATCTTAATTACTTTCAAATTAACATAACTGTATTTGGTGGTTTAAGTTCATCTACAGAAATATGCGATGATTTATATACAACTTACTCACTACAGAAAAAACCATTAGGTGCTGAGAATAGTGTTTCATTTGATATTAGTGAAATAGTAAATGACCACTTAGAACAAATATTTACTGGTACTTATTCCGATTCTTCTGCTAAAAGTTCTATTTGGGTAACTGTAGCAACCTCAGCAAGAGAATCAGATGGCACTATAATTGGCTCAGTAACTTCAAACACTTACTTGGCTCAAGAGGGTTATAATAAATTTAAGGATGGTGTAAACTATACAGCAGAACCTATTGCAATGATAACAGGCACACACTTTGAATATCACAAAGGAAGTACACTAACAATACCTGTAAATGTTGAAAGAGTAAGCCAAGTTCAATATATAAGTGCTAATGGCATTACAGTAGGAACAGATACGTTCACAGATAATGGTAACCAAAACCAAAAAATACAATATTCTGAATTTACTGCTACAGCTATTAAAGATGTTGCAAGGGTTAAAGTTACTTATGATACTACAAGTTTTACAACTATTCTAACAACTGAAATTGAAGAATGTAAATATCCAGTAAATAAAATCACATTTGTAAATAGATGGGGAGCAATGCAAGATTTATTTTTCTTTAAGAAATCTATAGAAAGTTTAGAAAGTAGAAGTGAAAATTTTAACAGAAGTATATTTCAAGCAAGAGCTGTACAGTTAGAGCCACCTGAAACACCTGGTGATGATTGCCAAGAAACATTAACTTTTAATACTTATTCAACTACAGCACACGCAAAGAAAACATTTAATGCAAATGCTACAGAATCAATTGTTTTAAATAGTGGTTTTGTTAATGAATTAATGAATCCATTTTTTGAAGAATTAATGGTTAGTGAAAACATTTGGCTAACTGATTCAAGTGCTAATATTTATCCAGTTAATTTAAAAGATAGTTCATTTACCAAAAAAACAGGATTGAACGACAGGTTAATAAACTACACAATGAACTTTGAAAAATCATTTGCTTTAGTAAACAACATTAGATAGTGCAAAAAGTTATTTTATACATACAGCCGCAGTTAAGAAATACAACAACTACACAAGATTTTGTAAGAGTTGATTTAATGGAAGAAGATTTAATTGAATTAACTCAAGTTATACAAGATGCAAGAGATATTGAAAAAATATTTACTGATTACAGTAGAACATTTAATTTACCAGCATCTAAAACAAATAACAAGATTTTCAAGCATTGGTATAATCCAGATGTAGATGGTTTTGATAATCAAATATTTTGTAGTGCAAGAATAGAATTGAATCACTTACATTTTAGATTTGGTAAAATAAAATTGGAAGAAGCTGTACTGAAAAATGGAGAAATTTCTATGTACAAAGTAACTTTCTTTGGTGATACTTTAACGCTAACAGAATTAATTGGAGAAGATAGTTTAGATTCTTTACTATGGCTAAATAACTTTAATCACGTTGCAAGCAATGCCTATATAAAAGATGGTTTAGAAAATGGAAAAGATTTTACTGTTGATTCTGTAGCTTATAACGATGCAATAATTTATCCACTAATAGCACATTCACAAAGCTATATTTACGATGGTACAGGTAGCCAAGATAATGGTTTAAATATTAGCAATCATCAAAATGCTTCACATCTTGGAAAGCGTGGTGTATTTCCAGAAGATTTAAAACCAGCTATAACTGTCAAGGTTATTTTAAAAGCTATTGAAGAACAGTATGGTATAACTTTTAAAACAGGTGAATTTTTAGATTCTGCTGCAATGACAAATTTATATATGTGGTTGCATAGAGAAAAAGGAAAATTAGTTGCACCAAATAATAAAGAACTAAAAACTGCTTTTACTTGTGCATCAAGCACAGCTAATTGTAATCATTTTAGTTCAGGCTCTCCTCCTATTGGGCCACAATCAACTGGTGGTTCTTATATATTTAGTGATAGTAACACAGGAGGACAACCAGAAGGATTTAATTTTGAAGCTCAAATAATACCAACAGATACTACTATTGAATATGCTATTGATATAATTAATGAAAATGATAATATTACTTATGCAACTTTAGAAGGTGTTACAGGCACACAATCTTTAAGTGTTGGTTTTGGTTTTAGTTCAATAAATCCAATATCACAAGGTCAAGCATTTACATTAATAGCAAAAGTAAGAAGTGCAAGCACATTAACTTTTGATTCTGTTTTAACGTGCCAGCATTTTGTATTTAACCCAAGCACGTTTACTTATGATACTTATGCAGCAGATTTTACACAAGATGCTAATCTAACAACTGACCAAACTATTACAATAAGAAACCAAGTTCCAGATATTAAAGTTCTTGATTTTTTAAGAGCATTTTTTAATATGCACAACTTAACTGCATTTTTAAATTTTAATGGTGAAGTAGTTGTAAAAACATTAGACAGTTTCTATAATAGTGGAGATACTCAGGATATAACACCATTTGTAAAAACAGATGAACATACTGTAGGAGCAACAGTTCCATTTAGCGAAGTAGATTTTGAATATTCAGAACCTAAAAGCATTTTAGCACAACAGTTTTTAAATACTAATAACCAAAAATACGGAGAGCTTAACTATTTAGCTGATACAACTAAAAGTAAAAAGTATCAAATTAAAATACCTTTTGAGCACATGCTATTTGAAAGATTACAAGATAAAACAAGTAGTGCTTTAACTACAGTTCAAGTTGGTACATTCTTAGATGATAATTTAGAACCAAGTATAGGGCAACCACTTTTATTTTATGGAATTTATCAGCAATCAGCAGATGAGGTGCATTTTGTATACAATACAAGACCAGAAGTTTATGGAGATTTAGCACACAATTCTTCAAATGACCAGTATGATTTAACAAGTTATTGGATTCCAAGTGCTTGCAATGAATTAGGTACATCTTCAACACCACCTACATACAACTTAAATTTTGGTAGTGAAATTAATACTTATACACTAACAGATTATGCTGGTAACAACAACAGTTTATTTCAATTGTATTATCAAAACTACATTACAAGAGTATTTAACAAAAGAACAAGGATATTTAAGTTTTCTGCTGTATTGCCTTTAAAGGTATTATTAAATCTAACATTAGATGATTTAATTGTAGTTGGCACAAGAGCTTATACAATAAATAAAATGTCTACTAAATTACAATCAGGAGAAACAAATTTTGAACTATTAAACGAACCAACGTGAAAACAATATTAGAAGCATTAGAATTTTGTAAAGCAAATAAATTATATGATAAACATATAAATATTGCATTAGGTATTAACAAAGTACCACTAACATTTAAAGAAGGGTTTAACCAATTAAGAATGAAGAAATGATTACTAAGATATTTGAAATAATAACTAAAACTGATAAAGCAGAGAAAGATTTAGAAAACTTAACAAGTGAAGTTGATAATCTTAATACTGGTTTAGAAAAAACTAATACAGAAGTAAGTGATTTAAAATCTTCTGGTAAAGCATTTGCTACACTAAAAAAAGGTGCAAAAGGGGTTGCTGGTGGTTTTAGAATGATGGGAACAGCTTTAAAAGCTGCTGGTGTTGGTTTAGCTATTGCAGCATTTGGCTTATTAAAAGAATTGTTTGAATCAAATCAAAAAGTAGTAGATACTTTTAATATTGCTTTTGAATCATTATCCATAGCTTTTAATGATTTCTTTAATTTTATATCTAAAAATTTAGGTGCAGTATC